AATCGGTTTGCACGGCGTTAAACGTGGCGATAGGTTCGCCCTCTAAAAGGTAGGTTGCAAGGGTTAAAGCGCTTGCGTCGTTATGTAAAAGGCTGTTTGTAATGCTTGTGTTTTGTATTAGGTATTTGACTTGGCTTGCTAGGTCGTCGGCTACTTGTGGGCTTGCCGCTCCTAAGTGTTGAATACTGGCCCTGTTTACTATTAGGTCGGCGTTATAAATAATGCCTAAACTGTTATACGGTATGTTTGTACCGTCGTCGTGAAAGTCTGCGACACTACCCGAAAGGGTGTTACCAATGCGCGGTTGGCTAGTTATATCGCCAGTACGCGACATAAAAATACGGCCCTGTTCGGCGGCCTGTATTTGGTCAATATATGCTTTTACGTTGGTACTTTCGGCAACCGTGTAAGCGGCTGCGCCGCCCAATGTTTGAGTGCCTGTTTCAATGTCACGCGTTAGCGCAGGATAAGCAACTTCGGGCAAATCCAATACAGCCGATAGGCGGGCGCTTGATAGTTCTTCGCTTACGTTGTATTCGGCTAACGCGGTTTGGGCTAGTAAATAAAAGTCGTCCGCACAATATACCGTTACTGTGTTTTGCCCGCCTAATTGGTAGTTGTAATCATATGACACTATTTGCCCTACAAACAACGTTACAAACGTGTTAAGGCTGTTGTATCTACCGAACGATACGCGCCGTAAAGGTGCCAAGGTAAATTGTCCTGCAGGGTCTACATAGGGGCTAGATGAGTAAAGCGGGTTTAGGGTGCCGCCTGCCAAAGTGTCGTTTAAGTTAAATGACATTGTTCCAGCGCTAAATTGGTCGCCCACGTCACGGCGCCCGCGTTTAATGTTTACATTTGTTGAGTATTCCAGCATTGGCGCAAACTCTGTAGTTCCGTCTAACACGTATTGGGTGCCGTTTAAAATGCCGCGCGTTGCGTCGTCAAGGGTAAACGCGTCTAATTGAAAACCCGTATCTATAAATAGTTCGTAGTTGCCGCTTTCAATTACTGATGTAGCCATTAAGCAACCGCAATATTTGCGGGACCTGCAGCCCTGTTGTATGCGCGAATATGGTTAATAACTGCCTCGCCTGTTTCGGCATTTGACATAACGCCGCCGTTAATGTTTACGGTTATATTGCCAGGGCCAGGACCGCCGTAACCTGGCGTTGGTCGGCTAATTGGTGCTAGTGAGCCGCCGCCTGTTGCGTTGTCAAATCCTGCCGAAATGCCTTTAACGTCTGCAAGTGTTAAACCCTTACCCTTTAATTTAGATTGAGCAAGGTTAAAAGCGTCCTCTATGCCTTTTAAGTAACTTTGTGCGTTGGACACGCCAGCACCATAAAACTTGTCTGCCGCTAGTTGACCTATTAAATCGGCTGCACTTTGGGCAGATTTTACTAGTTTGTTTGTTTGTTCTATTGCTGTAGCGCCGCCGTTAATTAGTTCGTCTGCAATATAGGTGCCCGCTTCTTGGCCTGCGGCTAAAACCATGCCTAAGGCGTCCTCGCTTAAACCTGCCGTTACTAACTGTTTCACTTTGTCGGTGAACAGTACGGCCCTATCGGCAATAGTGACTAGACCCGATACAAAACCTTTGCCCGTTTCGGCGCCTTCTTTCATAGCGTCGGTAAAATTAAACGCTTCAAGCATTGAATTAGACGTATTTTTAGCAAAATCGTCAAACGCTGTTTGAGCGTCTTTAAGTTTGCCTTTGGCGTCGTCTAAGGCTTTACCCATACGTTCACTTAATGCGGCTGCCGCGTCCTTTGTTGCGGCTTCCATTTTCTTTAATTTGTCTGCTGCTGCTGTAGCACCTTTACCAGTGCCTACGCCGCTTAATTCGTCGGCTGCGTCGGCTGCGGCTTGTGCATTTTCGGCTAGTTGTTTAGCGGCAAAACTGCTGTAATCCGACGCGCTACCCATGTTCTGTATGCCCAGGGCAAAATTGTCAAAACTGGCGCCTAATGCGTCAACGTCTATTAAGTCGTCAAATGCTTTACCTAATAAGTCAATACCTGTAGTAAATTTGCCTGCCGCAAATGCAAGGCCTGAACCTGCAACAACGGCAAATTTATATAGCGCGTTAGCGGCTTTTGCTGATGTAACGGCAATTTGTTTAAAAGCGTTAACCATGCCAGGGCCAAAAGAACCCATTTCAAATAGGGCTTGCTGCATACCCTTTACTAAACCTTTTTCGCCGATTACTTCCGCTACACGTTCAAACGCGGGCGTAACTTCGTCGTTAAAGAATTTTACGGCTTTTAAAAATATTGGTAAAAATGCTTGCCCTAAATTGGTTTGAATATTTTCTAATGTTGCGCCAAGTATCTTTTGTTGGGCTGCCAAGCCTGTAGACGTACGCCCAAAATCGCCTTGCGCGTCGGCTGTCTGTTCAAAAATAACTTTTTGTGCCGCAAGTACCTTTTGTTGTGCTGTTAACGCTTTGCTACCCGAATATATGCCTAGTTCAGTTGCAGCCGCCTTTAAAGTTGCGTCGTCAAGTAGTACGCCGTATTTGCGTAACGGTTCGGCTTCGCCACGCAGCGCGGACCCTAACGCGTTTATTGCTTCGTCTACTGACGTATTGTTAAACGACGCTAAATCGGCTGCCAGGGTTACTAATTCGGTACTAAAGTCGGAAAGGTCCTTACCTGCCAAGCCTGCAGATTTACCAAAAATAGCAAAAGTGCCCGCCGCTTGTAAGGCTGCCGTTTCTGAAATACCAAAAGCCCTGCCCGCCGTTTGGGCAAAGTTTTCTACCTCTTTAGAAATGGCACCAAATACAACAGTATTTTTACTTATCGCTTCGTTGAAATCTGATGCTTTTTGAATAGCCGAATAACCAAACGCAGCAACCGCCGTAACAGCCGCACCAATAGCGGCGCCAGCAATCAACGTTGATTTACTTAAATCGCCAAACGCTTTTTGTGCTGCGTTTACGCCTTTATCGGCAAACGTCGTAATAATCGGTACGTTAATTGCCACGGCGTACCCTTAATTTATTATCAGTTTTTTTCATTACTTTTTCTACTATGGCTACTACTTCTTTTTCAACGCTTGGACGGGCGGCTTCCACGCCAGGTTCGGCGGCGCGTGGTTCGTAACTACCTTGCATTTGTAAATTAGTTACAAAACGGCCTTTGGTGCGTCGCCCTGCATGGTCCCAAATACTGCCTGCGGCGTCGCGTTGGGTAAGTGTCAAAAGTTGGTAGGGTCGGGCAGCAAAATCTATAGTTTCGCCTGATTTAAAAATAACGCTGCGGGCCTTTTGTCCTGACTTATTAGTTTTAATAATGAAGCCTTTAGAAGCCCCCGCGCTACTCCATTTGGTACCTGCACGTCCTCTAATCAAGTTGCCCCGTGCCATGCCTGACAATGGCGGGCTAGTAGGTATCAAACTACGGGCCGCCGTCAATACAGGAGCGCCAGCGTTTTTTATATCTTTACGTATCTGTTTCGCGTATTCGGGTTCAATGGCTTTAAGCGCCTTCATGGTTTCTTGAATACCTTTAATTTCTAAAGTATTTGCCACGGCTGCCATAAAGTTACTTTCGTTTGTTGTTGTCTGATAATACAGCAACAACCGTAGCCAAGTCGTCTATATCAAAAGGTACCTGCGGGGGCCACCACGAAATTGCTACCAACATTTCGGCAAGTTGGCGCCCATGGGTGCCCCTTAGGTGGGGTTTGGAGCCTCTGTATTTAGTACGTCAATGTTTACAAGGCTTTTTACAAACGTATCAAATTCGCTAGGCACAACAATTTTATTTAGTTTTGACGCTTCGTAAGCCATAAAAGCCAAATCTTCTACGCCAATACCTGCCGCCATTTCTGACGCTTTGCGTTTGTATTTTCTTTCCCACATAACAATAACAAAAAGGTTTGTTACAACCTCGTAAGTAGTTTCTGTAGTTTCAACTTTTAACGTAAGTTTCATTGTCTGCCTTTTGTGTCGGGCCTTTGCAGGCGTTTAATTAAACTTCAAGAACGCTATAAACTCCGCCCGTAAAGGTAACGCTAATTGTGCCCAACGCGCCTAACGCCAATTCGTACGGCAAGGCTTCCAGGTATGCGCCTGTAAGGGTCATAGTTGGATTAGTTGCGGTGCCTGGGCTTGTTGCACTTGGCGACCACGAAACCGTAGTAGCCGTTCCTACAAGCGCTTTAAGCGTTGCGTATGTTTCTGTCGCTGCAAACGATAGGTACAAGTCAAGGGTCAAAGTTGAGTTTTCAAGGCCTGCCACGTAAACGCGTGAACCTGAACCAAACGCGGTACTTTCTAGCGCTTCAATAGTGCGCGTGAAAGTCAAACCTTGGCATTGGTCCTGCAGCGAAACTGCGTTAACCGTAACGTTTGGTGATGAAAGATAAGTGCTAGTAGCCATGGGCTTTACTCCTCGTTTGTGTCTGTCTTAGTTTTAGCACCTTTAGGCGCCTTAACGGTGGATTGTTCTATAAAGCCGCCTGCTACCAGCGCGTCGACGTTAACGCCGTCTACTGGTTCGTATGTATCGCCTGGGGTACCTAAGCGGGGGCT